AGGAAGTCATCGCACGGGGGGCCCTGGACGGGGCTGACCTTACCGACGTACCTTTCCGGTACAACCACAGCCAGCAGACCATGGTCATGGCACGCACGCGGAACAAGACCCTGACCCTTACCAAGGATGACCAGGGACTCACGATCCGCGCGGAGCTCGCCGACACCACGGCGGGCAACGACCTGTACAAGCTCATCAAGCGCAGGGATGTGGACAAGATGAGCTTCGCCTTCAGCGTCAAGGAATCGAGCTACGACAACGAGACGCACACGAGGACGATCACCAAGATCAAGCGTATCTGGGATGTGTCGGCGGTGGATACCCCCGCATACCAGGACACTTACATAGACGCGAGGAGTTTCTTCGAGGCGGAGGCTGAGAAGGAGCGCATGGCGGCGGAGGCGGCCTACCTTGCTAAACAAAGGCTTGCCCTTAGATGCAAGCTCATCCAGATTCAGGAGGACTGAAAAATGAAAAGAGACGAGATTCTGAAGAGAATGAAGGAAATCCAGACCCGCTCCGCCGCCATCGCGCAGGAGCTCGCAGGGGATGGTGCTGACATGGAGGCGCTCAACGCTGAAGTGGACAAGCTGATGACCGAGAAGAGGAGCCTGCAGACCCAGCTCACCATCCTGGACATCCAGGAAGGCCAGGTCGAGACCCGCAGCGCAGGGATCTTCAATACACAGCCCCAGGTACAGCCTGAGACCCGCAACTTCGAGCAGATGAGCATCGAGGAGGTGCGGTCCGCTCCCGAGTACCGCAGTGCCTTCCTCAAGAGATTGCAGGGCAAGTCACTGACCGAGGTCGAGAAGCGCGCATATGACAGCGGCACCACCAGCGGCGGAGCCTATGTCATCCCTACCCAGACCTCGACCACCCTGTTCGACAAGATGACGAAGATCGCGCCCATGCTCAACGAGATCACTCTCCTGCGCGTGGCCGGCAACGTCAAGTTCGGCGTGGAGGGCACCAGGAACGCCGCTGCCAAGCACACCGAGAACGCCGCAGTCACCCCGGCAGCCGACACCATCACCTACGTGGAGCTCGGTTCTTACGAGTACATGAAGGTGATCCGCATCTCCAAGACCATCCAGACCATGGCTATCAACGCCTTCGAGGCATGGCTTGTTGACATGCTGGCCGAGGACATCGCCGTGCAGATCGAGAACGCGATCATCAACGGTGACGGGGACGGCGATCCCAAGGGCGTCGCCTATGCCCGCACCTGGACCGCGGGATCGACCTCCATCGAGTTCACCAACGCCGGCGCTCCGACCTTCGACAACGTGGTCGACATGATCGCCCTGCTGCCTGCCAGGTACGACGGCAACGCCAAGTTCCTGACCAGCAAGACCTTCCTGTACAGCTACCTTGCCAAGATCAAGGACGACAGTAAGCAGCCGATCCTTGTGCGTGACATGGTGAACGGGCTGACCATGCGCCTGATGGGCTTCGAGGTCCTCATCTCCGACAAGGTGGACGCCAAGACCATGTTCCTCGGCGACTTCCGCAAGGTGGTGGGAAACCTGGCCCAGGACGTGACCGTCGAGTCCTCTGTGGAGAGCGGCTTCCTGAGCAACAGCATCGACTTCCGCGGTACCGCGATGTTCGACTGCGACATTGCCATGGCCGACGCTTTCATCAAGATGACCGAGGCAGCCGCAGTCTGATGACTGACAACGTGATCCGGGGGCCTTCGGGCCTCCGGGCACTCGCATTGAAGGGAGGGCGCTATGGCAGCAGTGACACTGGCAGAAGTGAAGACGAGGCTCAAGATCGAGGCGGACGACGCATCGCGTGACGCCGAGCTCAACACGCTCATCGACACGGCCGGGGCCATGTTGTACAACCTGACCGGGATATCCTACGACGGGACCAACGCCCTGGCGAAGACCGCCTGTTTCTTCATCATCCAGGACCTGTACGACAAGAGGGGCATGAGCTCCTCCGGCGGTTACAAGTCCGACAGATTGAGTGACAAGACAAGGCAGGTCGTGGACATGATTCTCTCCCAGCTCTCCTTCTGCTACCCGCAGATCCCTGAGCCGGATGAGGACCTAACCTGGAACGACCTGTTCGGGTTGTCGACGTGACAGGGGGTGCGTGATGGGCAGTTATTATGTGGACCCGGGCGAACTTGACAAGCGTGTGACGATCCTCCGCTTCGGCAAGGAGCGTGACGACGCCGGGGGGTTCCTGGACGACTGGCCCACCTCCGGGTGGGAACAGGTATGCACGAGGTGGGCGCGCGTTGAGCCGCTGAGGGGCCGGACGTACTTCGAGGCGCAGCAGGCGCGGGCGAATGTCACGCATCGGGTGACGACACGGTATGTGGAAGGCATCACCCCGGACATGACCATCAATTACGCTGGCCGCAGGCTGGACATCATCAGCGTCATAGACGTGAACGAGGGCCATGACTGGATGGAGATCATGACCGAGGAGGCCAAGCAATGACTGATTTCAGCGTAGAGGGCCTCCAGGAGACCGTTGACAAGCTCGCCAAGCACAGTGTGCAGTTCTACAAGGACGCCGACAAGATCGTCAGGCGGTACGCTAGGAGCGTCACCAAGGACGCCAAGGCGGCCGCACCGGTCGGGGAGACGGGCAACCTCAGGGACGCGATCAAGGCGAGGTATTTCAACAAGAACGCGAGCCCGGCGGCCACGGTCTACCCGAGGGGGTGGAAGGGAAGCCACAGGCACCTGGTGGAATATGGGACGGCCCCCAGGACGCAGAAGACAACGGGAAGGTTCACGGGGCGCGTGAAGGCACAGCCGTTCATGGGACCCGCGGAGAAGAAGAACGAACCGCAATACATGGCGGAGATGACAAGGCTGGTGAACAAGAATGTTTCAATATGACCTTCAGGGCGCAATGTACGCCGCGATCAAGGCGGACCCGCTCATCACCGAGGAGACATATGACTTCGTGCCTGAGGACGTACCGAGCCCGTACCTGGTGATCGGCGACAGCGACATGATCCCATGGGACGACAAGCTCACCAAGGGTGGGGAAATAACCGAGACCGTGCACGTATGGGCGGACGGCACCAAGAAGCGCCGTGTGAAGTTCATCGTAGGCAGGCTGGAGGCGGACCTTGCAAAGGACCTCACCGCAGAGGGCCGCAGGTTCCGCCTGCATCGTGTACAACGGATGCAGGTAATGCACGAGACCCCCGATCTTGTACGGGGAACGATAACACTCGTATATCGGGTGGAGGAATAGGAGGACAACCATGGCTAGGGCAATGGGCATTGACTTTGTGATCAAGATCGGGACCGACATCCTGGCGGGACAGAGAAGGGCGACACTCAACCGTGACGCGGACACCATCGATGTGACCGCCAAGGACTCCCCCGATCTGTGGAGACAGAATGAGGCGAGCTTCAAGAACTGGAGCATCGACTCGGACGGCTTGGTGGTGGAGGACGACGCCGCCTACCTCGCACTGGAGACAGCGTACAACAACGGGGACAAGGTGACCGTGGAGATTTCCACTCCAGCAGGGCACAAATATGGCGGCAGCGCGCTCATTACGAGCTTCCCTGTCGACGCACCTTATGATGACGCAGCCACGTACAGCGTTTCGCTCCTGGGTGACGGCGCACTGACCAAGACCCCGGCAGCCTAAGGAGGGATGACGCATGAGACAAGGTGTAACACTGGAACTCGAGACACCCCGGACCCTACGGTTCGGGACCAACGCACTTGTGGAAGCCCAGGAACTCCTGGGCAGGCCCGTGAACTCGCTGGGTTCCGACCTGGGGCTCAAGGAGTTGCGCGTGCTCGTGTACGCAGGGCTCAAATGGGACTTCAAGGCGATCTCGCTCTCCAAGGCGGGTGACATCATCGACGAGGTCGTAGACACACACGGGATGGAATACCTGGGTGAGAAGCTCACCGAGGCCATCAAGCTGGCCTTCCCGGACGACGACGGAAAAAAAGAGTAGGGGGGCCCACCACCCCCGACGACCTGTTCAGGGTCGCGGCCGGCGTGCTGGGCATCCCGTGGCGTGACTGCTACGAGATGACCCCGCGCGAGCTCCGGCTCGTGTGTGACGGCCGGATCAACCGGCGCAGGGCGGACATCGAGCTCGTGGCCGCCGCGGTCCGGGTGGGTTACGTCAACGCCCGCAAGGGGAAGAACAAGAAGGTCTTCGGCTCCGACAAGGAAGCGGGGGCCACAGGAACCATAGGCGTTGACGAGAAGCGCCGGAGGATGGCCGAGCTGAAGGCCATCTTCGGCTGACGACGGGAGGACCACAATGGCATTGCTGGTAAAGATAGGGGCGGACATCCGGGACTTCGACAAGGCGATGAAGCGCATGACGAGGGACACCGAGACGATCGCCAAGAAGCTCACCGGCACCGGCAAGGCGCTCACCACGGCCGT